AGTATTGCAAGTTTTCTGAGATCTTCATCTGAGAACTGGGATTGGCCCCCCATTTGATTCATCATGTTAGTTTTTGTTGTGGAAGTTTCATAGAATTGGATCTGATGCCAACTTCTAACATCAGTGAGGAAATTGAATATGCCTGCCCTGGATCTGCTTCTTCTGTATCAGAGATCCTGAACCGGATACTTTGGCATTTCTGTTTTTTACAGTGCGCACGAAATTGATACACTCCATCTGCAACTCCTGAACTTGTTCCAAAATAACCCTCAAGACCATAAGGTGTGGAATCACCATATTCGATAATTTCCAGGTCTGTCATGTAGTTAAATTTGTGCAGCTCATTGAAATAGTCCTGGTAATCATGTCCAATTTCCAGCTGCAGAGTGTGAGTGGATTTGAAATCACCCAGGACCAGTGCCCTCCGTATTCGCTGGAATCCCTGGATACCATTGGTCTTTACCCAGGAAGTGGTGAGACTCATTTCCACTGGATCGTTATCATCCTTGTAGCTGGAAGATGACTGCTGAAATATTCTGCCGTCACTTCGTAGGTACACGTAATCTCCTGTCGCATTCCAAATAGTAGCACCCTGTCCCTGGTGGTTAGTCCACGTTGACCATTTCCCATAGAAATAATCGTAAACTAAACATCTACCATCGGAAGTTAAGTAACGTATCTGGTTTTCATTCTGAATCAGCTCGGCACTGGTGATTGTAAGTCCATTATATGCTTCAACTTCTGCTCCGATATAGACTGTTTCCAGGGATCTGTTTAAAAGGTAAATACCCTTGTTTGATTGGAACATTAAACCCAGTGGCATTAAGACTAAAGAATTAGTGTTGGCGCAGCCAACATCTCCTGTTACAATTTGCGGAGGTGACAGGTCATTTTGTGATCCACTGGAATTGGGGCCGTTGCCTGTGATGTAAAATATCTGGTTTGGTTCAAAGATTATCAGTTTCTGGTCAAATTCTGCCAGGGCAGTAATCCTCTGTGCCTTGTTCAAAACAATGGAAAAAACATCACAAAATTCCACTGGACCTAAAGGAGTTCTTTTCTTGGAATAGATCAGTTTTTTAGGATTTTCTGAACTCACACAAACCAGCCGGTTTTTGTAACTGGTCAAAACTAAACTTGCCGGTGGTGGTATGTTCTCAATGATTCCACCATTTGTGTATAGGCTCTGTTTTGCAACTAAATTTGTATCAGAAATTGCACCAGCATCGGCAAAACTAACCGAATCAGCTGATGTATTATTATCCACCTTGCCAATCTTGAAGAATAGCCTGCCGGTTGTGACGGTCCTGTAAACTTCACAGACTACATTTGTTTTCTGAGTCAGGCGCAAAGTTGGAATTGTGAGAGTTACAGTTGAGCTTCCACCTGAAGTGGTTGCCGATAATGCCACACTTGGTGCGCTTCGATGATCCTGTCCCTTTGCATCAGTCCAGAACCAGATAACAGAAAAAAGATAAGTACCAGCAGCCAGGGAACCAGCAGAATTATTAACTACTGCAGAAATATTCTCTGGATAGAGATGGAAATTCAGTTCCACAATTTGCTGAGAGTCATACATTGAAACAAATCCACCTCCAACGTGCAGATTTCCACCAAGTTCTGCTGCTTCAAATCTTTCAACTGAAGTAAAATCCAGTTCTATCTCTGAGACTCCAGTGAGGGAATAAATATCATTGTTTTTGGATGTTAGCCTGGTTCTCACCAATCCTGCAAACCTGAAAACTCCTGCTGTATTAAGTGATACCTGGGAGAGAAAATTCTTTGCTGGAAGAGTGCCTGCAGTTCCAGGTAATATCTTGGCACTTATCAGACCATCGGTATCGCATAGAAAATATGTTGGCTGCAGACCAGAATCATGTACACAGACAAAATATTTGTTTGAATCATACTCCCAGATCTTGGATGCAAGACCAACGCTGCGCTTAATGATTGCTGATGATCCCATAGAATCTGCAGTTACATCATAAACTGCACCCTTGACCTGGTAATCGTATGTATTGGTAGCAGAAAAAGTATAAATTATCTGCAGATCTCCAGCCTGGGTGATGATTACTGATGCACCTGTGATTTCAGTGCCAGATCCTTCCACCGTGTGGGTTGCTTCAACTGTCAGGGTGGATTTAATTCTCTTGATCTTCAATCCTGCTGATGCAGTCCTGGAAGAATATGCAACATAAACCCTTTCAGATTCAGTTGGATCTGTATTAACCCTGTCTGTGCAGAGTGTTATCAAATCATTTGAGTTTGTTGAGCCAATTGTGACTGCGCCAGGAAAACCGTTAGCTGGACCACCCACCACTCCATCAGTACCAATATAACCAACTCCTAAAGTTGTAGAAGCAGAAGAATTATATGCAAAAACTGCATTTCCTGCATCTGCATCTGAAGAGTTCACTGCAACATCATAAGTTGGATTGGTGGCATTGACTGTAGAAACAATTGTGCTGGAAGAATTAAACGCAATTGGATTATTAATATCCACCTGGACGGTCTTCATCACATAAGGAGATGCACTGGTATCAAGATAAACCAGGGTGGGATTTGGACCTAATGCAACACACCTGGGATTTATTGCAGTTGCATCTATCAAGGTAGTGGATTGAAAAACTGCTCCACTGGTAGAATCGATGACTGATGCGTAAACTCCTTCCAATGCTCCAGCCACTGAATAACTTTCCCAGGCATACAAAGTCAGGCCCGATGCAATGCAAGAATCCTGGTTCTTGGCTTCAGAGGTATTGCGTACAACATCATCTGAATCTACCTTAACAGACTGAAAACCTCCCATATCTGTCCACCTGGTAACTCCACTGGAATAGCTGTAAAGTTTGGAACCGGAAAACTCCAGAAGTTCATCCTGGAATGAGGTAAGACCGTCACCGGAAGAGAGTAAATCTGTTGTACCAGAAACTTGCTGGCTTATGGCAGTATAACCCAGGCGCTTTGAAATCTGGCTGCCGACAGTGTATCTGCCGTTTTTGAGGTCTGTGAGTTTGGGTGTGATTTTGGAATCAACTTTCGTATCGAGGCCAGCTACGATGTCAACCGGAACGAGTTGTTTTTGAAGGGGCATTCTTATCCTTTTTTTGTTGCATATCGGTTAGAGCCTGGTGGTATCCTTCTGCCTGGTGCAGCTGCATCTGTAGTTGTGGTATTTTCTGTCTCAGATCTTCAATAATTGCCTGGACTTCTTCAATTGTCATCCTTCTCGTTCTGCTTCTTGTTCGGCTTGAAATGTTGTCCATGCAGTTTTTACTTCATCTGTCCATAACTCTTCTGCTTTGTCCTTAATCTCCTGCACTTCTCCTGACCCTAGAACTCCAAAAGAATCACCTAGGTCTGCATTGTCTCTAGCTCTTGTCACTCTTGCTCCTTTGGTTTAGTAGGCCATGTAACATTAGTTACATAACCATCAGATTCTGCATCTGGTTGTTTTGGTAATGCTGTTGCTGGCAAATCTCTTAATGCTTGTCTATATAGTGTCCACTCTGCTTTTTTTTCATCTGATAAAGGGGAATCATTAAAAGAAGTCCAATCTGAATCCTTCAATTTTTGATCCCGTTCTTTACGGAGTTCAAACATATAATATTCTTGATAATATTCTCCCTCTGAATTTGTTTCTACATTCCATACTTCAACAGGAGGATTATCCATCCCATTCTTATACCAATTAACTGTATACATATATTTTTCAACTTCAGCCATATAACTCCTTATTATGCTGCTTCTCCAATTACTATGTAATAAACACCTGCATTTGCAACTCTGCCCGTTCTGTTTGGATTAGTTGCAGTAAATCTCAATGTACTAGCTGTAACATTCACTACACCAGACATTAAAGTATCATGTGAACCATTAAGCAGACCCCAAGCTACTCCCCAAGTAGTAGTAGCAGTATCGAGTGGATCAGCATTCTCAAACGCTTTAAATCCAGAAAAGTTAATTATAGGTGTTTGTGCTGTATAACTAACGTGCAATCCTGTATTACTCTCTGTTCCTGTAGCAGTAACGCCACACACAATTCGCATTTTCCCAATATTAACTGCAAGACCCTCATAGTCGGCATGGGTTGCATCTGAAATACCGAGCATATGTTTGAATGAATCTATCGTTCCACTTTTAGATAATCCTATGTTTCCAATTATTCCACTCATGGTTTCTCCTATGCGTTGTTCTGGTCGATGTAGGTAATACTAACTGACCAATCATCTGCCGCATCACCCTTTTGCATACGTAATTTTTGTGCAGTATCTTGTGCTTGATCTGCTATTGCATCTTGGTCATCAACACCATCCATTGCACCTGTAAAATTAGTCGGTTCAACACCATTAAAACTGAACTTATCATTCCAGACAAAGACTCCTTGCCCATCAACTGCTGGAACACGAAATATTTGTATAGTTTGTTGAGAATCTCCTCCCTCTAACTCATAACCTAACAAACTAACTGTGCAACCTACATTTGCACTTCCTATTGCTTTATAATTCATAAAAGTGATAGACAACACAGTATAAATATGATGTTGAACACCAATTATTAAATCACGAACTGTTGTATTTGCAGAACCATAATTCCAAAAACCATTACGAATTATCTCTGTTCCTGCCCCTCTAAATGTGGTTGCGTCATATGCCATATTATCCTCCTAATACCCATGATTGATGTGTTGAACTTTGCATAAAACTGCCTTTCATTTTTATCTTAGTTGTAGTTAAAGTTTCCAGATCCTTGCCTGCAACAATCTTCTCTCCAGAGTCAGTTGTTACAAACTGCAGATATGATGTACCACCCTGGTTAATGTTCAGTGCATCTGCCAGGTTGTCAGTCAATGAGAGCTTGTTCAGGGTGGTTGCTCCTCCAAAAACAAGATCCAGGCCAACAGCTGCATCATCCACACTGATTGAATCACAGTTCAGATCTCCAACATGAGTGATGTTACCATCAGAAAATGAGGTGGCAGTGGTTGATGCAATAACCAGTGTGCCATCATCCGTGATTGTATTGTCAGTAATGACAGTTCCACCAATGGTAAAATCAGTGGTTGCATCACAGGTGGTAAACTTGCCAGTTGTGTGGGAAGATGCACCAATTGCAGTGCCATCAATAGCTCCAGCATCAATATCAACCTTACTCAGATTAACTTCCCCGCTGCCATTGGGCGTAATATCAATGTCACCATTTGCTGCATCTGTGATGGTTATGGACCCTGAATTTGTGCCTGCATTTGTGTCCAATACCAGATCATGCGTACCAGAAGAAGTAATCTTGCCAGCAGCTGCTCCGCTGCCAATTACAACCTCACCAGTTCCATTATTGACCAGGTTGATATTCCCATTGGCTGCATCTGTGATTGTAATATATGAGCTGTTAGTTCCACTGTTGGTACTTACAGTTATGTCGTGCGCACCTGAAGAAGTTACTACACCAGCTGCACTTCCACTTCCTACCAGAATTTTTCCAGTACCATTTGGAATAAAAGAAATATCACCATTAGCAGCATCGGTGATGCTGATGGTAGATGAGTTTGTGCCACTGTTTGTAGCCAAAATCAAATCAAAAGCACCATTGGAAGTGAGCTTGCCTGTGGCACCTCCATTACCCACCACCACGTACCCTGTACCGTGTGGCTTGAGATTGATTGCATAGTTTGATGCGGATGTTGCAACATTGATTACTGCTCCAGCGTATGATGTATTTGTGGTAAGTATGGTCCCTGTCTCTGCTGGAACAGTCACGGTTCCACTGGAACCTGAAGCCAGGGTGCTTGCAGCAACAGTGATGTAATCTGTATCTGCAACATTATCATCACTGAATTTATACAGAAGCAGATCTGCATGGGCCATTTTCCCAAAGTCAGTATTGCCTGAGTCACAGAAAAAGTTGTATGATTTTGCGCCATCCACAAAAGTTGCTCCAGCATCAGTTCCGGTCATACCGTCTATTGATCCAGCTCCGGCATTCACGGTACTTCCAGTGGTAATCTGGACTGCAGTGCCTGCACCATTTCGCCAGTATAAATTCCCGCCAGACTGATATACTGAATAGCTGGTTGTGGCAGCTGTAACTGTAGAGAAAATGAGATTTTTCAGTTCAGTTGCACTGTTATCGTTAAACTCAACATCTGCATTTACATTAATTGCTGCAGGCGTTATTCTGATGCCTTTATTTGTTGAGTGGTCATGGTCATCGACTGCATCAATGGATGTGTTTAAGTCAGTTGCCCATGTTGGACCTACTGTTACTCCAACTGCCGGTTTTGCCAGTGATGTGATGTTTGTTCCTGCTGTTGCCATAGTATTTTTTTAGAAAAAGAATAAATCTGCTGTTACAGTCCCGCCTGCTTTCAGGATTACTGTAGTTTCTGGAAAGTCATTTACTGTTGCTGATTCATAAATTACCTGGGCTGCATTCTGCTTCAGGATAATCCACCCTTCAGGTTTCTGCTCCAGGCCATGATCTACAATTGTGTCTGATGTATCCAGGTCTTGGTCCTGCACCCTGTTTCCACTTGCAAAGGGCAGCTGAAACAATGGATTAAGTGCCGTTGCAATATAACCCTGGACCTGGTCAGTTGCCGGTGATCCGGTAGAGAGTTGCGTGAATGAAATCCTACTCATGCAGTTGCCGTGTTCCAGAGTGAATTGTAATTATTTACGTCAACTACAGTGGTTGGTTCTCCCAGATCACGCATCTCTGAAACTGCAATGATTCTGTCCTGGATCTGCTGCTTTACTGCAAAAAGTGCAGACACATCTGCTTCCTCTTTTATAAGGGCAGACATGGCAGTTGCAACAATTACATATTCATCCCATCCTGAGTAAAAGTCATACCTGGATTCAATTGATCCAAATACAGTTGGATCTGCAAGACCGGATGAATCAAGGTCAGTATTAATAGTTGCTGCTGCTACTGCAGTTACAGTTTGCAATACATTATAATCTGCAGCCAGGAATCCCACTCCATCTAATAAATCACCTACCTGGAAGGTATTTGTGCCAATGGTCCACTGGGTTGTAGATCCTCGCCCAATGGCAGTTGTTGTAAATTCAAGAAATTTCCTGGGTGATGCAATGTAGTAAATGGTAACTGTATCTGCGCTGCTGGGTTTTGGATTGAAAACAATTGAATTACTCTGGATGTGGTAGCGCATATCGGATGCTACAGAATATAATCCTCCCACATTGCGCTCACTGAAATTGTATCGTCTTAGGGGAACCTCACTACCACCGGTATTGAGGTCCACCCCTCGACTTTTGTAGAAATCTGTTGGAAGATCGTAGGTTGAAGTGCCACTGACCAGGTTAATTGTACCGGATTTGAGGAAGTAATCTTCACTGTTTGCGCTCGTTACTATGAGATCATACAGCTCTGCGTATCCTCGATTCAGCATCCTTCGCCACTCATCATCTGTGATGAATTGCGAATTTTCCATGTCAGCACGCTGCCTTGCCAAAAGGCGCAGCTCACTCAAACTTACAATATCAGTCATTTTTCTACCTAATAACTGTTATATATTCCATGAATAGCATCCAGGACAGCTTCACTGTCTCCACCTTTTACTGCAGAGATTAGTTCTTCTGCCATTTCATGCTGCTCATCAGAATATTCCTCCATTTCTTCTTCTTCGTATTCATCTTCATCATCCATCATATCATCTGGTTCAGAGTTCCTTTTACTCTTACCCTTTCCCAGAATAATCATGGCTGCATCTTTTCCTCCTTGCATCATATTAACCTCCTTATTTGGTCATATCAGTGTTTCGGAGAACTAAACAAAAATGGATACGGTTGTTTGCGTTTGCTGCAATGTCAGCTGCACTTGCAGTTGTAATTACATTAATCACAACTGTTTTTGCTGATGCAACATCAATTGCCCCAA